CTGTTTTTGTCTCTCTCTTCCCACGACCAGCACCCGCCGTAGCATTAGGGTTTGCCGTGTTTGTACCTCTATTCCCACGACCAGCACCCGCCGTAGCATTAGGGTTTGCCGTGTTTGTACCTCTATTCCCACGACCAGCACCCGCCGTAGCATTAGGGTTTGCAGTGTTACCTCCACCCCCTCCTTGATTACGAGCTTTGTCTACGTTTTGCTCGCGGTTTTGTCTGCGTTTCTTGTTTTCCGGAGGCATAGTTACCAGAGGTGTTTGCAAGCCCAGTAACGGGCCGTGGTTTTATCTTTAGCAGTTTTACAGTTGTGTCGTGACCGAAAATTTGCTCTGCGCTTAGAGTCCTTATGTTGTCTGAAATCTTGGTAATCTCGGTGACCATAAGATACTTTACGGATTTTGTCACCCTCCTTACCGAGAACAACAAACTTTTTCTTAGAAGATTTAGGGGCGCGTTTTGGTTTGTTAAAGCCAGCGAAACGCTCGCCCATATACTTGATACCCCCACCGGGGAGTCTCTTAAAGCGTTTGGAAGCCATAAATATCTTCTATTATACCAGAGAATAAGGCTCGCGCCATATTATAATTTTCACAAAAACTGATATAATACACCACCCCCTTTTTAAAACTCGTGCATTAGGGTGGTTACCCTGTTTACATAAACAGGGTAACCAGTACAAAATAAGAACTTTTTATAGTAGGGGGGTGGGACACAGCTAGGACAGGGAGCCTTCTGAGTTATCAAGAGACCCACACAGACTTTTGATCGTCTTCCTCTGAGGAACCCTGAACCCTGAACCCTCTGCCTTCTCTACTGGTTCCACAGCCACGAGTCCCATACGCTGACGGGCGCAGTCGAGAGCCAAGAAGGCTGCGTCAGCCAAGTCAGGGCTTCGACCCATCCTCGATTTATAATCGACCTTGGATTCAATCTTCACTTTCAGGGTTCCTGCTTTCACAAGTTCATAGTTCCGGGCACAAATCTCCTTGCCCAGATCAGCATCGACCCCGCGCAGTTGTCTCGTTCGCATCAACTCCTTGCCCACGAACCAGAGTTCAGATACACGGTTCGTGTAAAGGTCTACCCCTGTCAGCTTGCTATTCGCCCCTACTCGCTTGTCAGATGGCTTCCCACCAAAGGATACCCTGAGAAACCCACTAGACCATTCACCAGCCAGAACATCGCAGAAAGGCGCACCAGCACCTGTGGCATCGACGGCTAGGTTATCTGCACTAACCTTATGTTTCTTACACAACTCAATGACCTTGGTCACGATCTGATACGTTCTCGGGATGGCTTTGTTTGAAGCGTCGTCACGGATCATAAACGATTCGCCGAATTCGATACAATAATCGCCATCGTTGGTATAACCCACCCTCGCTAGATATAACACAGTCCGGTCACCGCCGTTAGTGAAGGCTGGGTCGAGTCCTGCAACCACCATAGGCTTACCTTGCCAGTCGGCTTTTTGTGTCGCACCGTGTCGGACGAGTTCTTGCTCGCTGTAGATAGTCTCATCCTCATCCCCGTCGAAGAAGACAGCGCGGACCATTCGCATATAGGCACGGGACTCCTCGCCCAGAATAGCCTTGTCTTCATCCAGTTTCTCCTGCGTGGGTAGGAACGGATACTTATCGAACCCTGCACCCAGATTCGGGGACCGTTCACCATCTAACCTGATGTAGTTGCCTCCCCACTTGGTTTTCCAAGAGTCGTCTGTCTGGGTAGCCACGGCATCCCATCCATCTTTTGGTTCAGACCAGACTCCAAATGCATCGAAACGGGATGCAGGGTTCGACATTCCAATAATCCTAAGTTCAGGGTTCTTGGATAAGTTAGACAAACCAGCATTCAGAATAGCCTCACTAAGTTCCGAAAGCTCATCCCCGATAAGGATTACTTGTTTCTGTTTGATACCGATAAACTTACCAACAGCTTCACGAGTCTTTGATTTCTCGGCTGCAATCAGGGACAAACCAGCTCTCTCGAACAGGGTTCCATTTTCGTTAACATATGCGATATTACCAATGGAGTCGCGAATCTTACAGGGTGCGCCTTCGATGACCGACATGAGTGAGATGACCGAACCCCAAATTCGTTTTCTAGCTTCTCTTAGGGTTGTCGAAGTTATTAGAACTAGAGTCTCGTGTGGCCTAGCTAACCAGCAGACAATACCAAAGGCAGCCATAGTGTGGCTTTTACTAGAACTTGCAGCACCCCCGATTGCGAGGTATTTGTTTTTAAGAGCTTCCCTGACCATCAACTCGGCCCAAGGGTGCTTAACCATTAGCGGCTCTGGTAAATCTGAGTTGTTCCATAGCTCATCACAGATTCTCCAGAAATAATATTCCCTATCACGAACTTTAGTATGGTGAGCGAAACCCACCAAAAGCCCCGTAATAATAGTAGACGGTGGGATGGTAAACGAGCCTACCCTCATCATCTTCGTTTTGGGATCAATGACTGGCTCTAGTTTGTTAGTTCTTTTCTTAGCCATAAACAACTCAGTATAGATATGTCAGGTAACTCAAGAAACCAGAAGCAAAAAGATCAGCTAAAGAGGATGGCCCTTGATATGTATAATGACGGTATGCCACAAGTCCGCATTGCACAAGAGATTGGTATCGGCGATTCAACGCTCCGTCGATGGCTGCGGGAGATGAAAATCCCGCCAAAAAGGCACAGGCATGAGCCTAACAAAGTTACTGAAGTAAAAGATAGGGTTCAGGATGCGTTGGAAGAAAACCTTTCCTCGACGATCAAAGACGCCATCAAGATTGAGAAAGGCAGGTTACGCGCCGAAGAAGACAAAGCGATCATGGACCACGCTGAAGTCCAGACGACCCCCGCAGAAAAATACCAAAGCTACGTCACAGCGAGCGCGGTCAAGCTGATGCGCGACAGCCTCAAGTTGATCCGACCTGCGAAGACAATACGCGAACTAGACCAACTAGACCAAATCATTCGACGGAACTTTGGGTTGGACGCCAAAGGCGGGGCTGCTGGGAGCAAGTTGTCCATCGACGTTTCAATATTGACGAACACCAAAACAGCCCTTAATGGTGGCGCGGTTAAAACATCAGGTCATGTCATTGATGTTAGCGATGCCGTTGAAAACAAAAAAGAAGAACACGATGGAGAACCAGACCAAGATAAAAAATAACGGGGACATGGTCAACTACCCGCCCCACTACCGCTCACACCCCTCCGGCGTGGAGGTCATCGAGATCACAGAGCATCTAAACTTTTGTTTAGGTAACGCTGTTAAGTATATCCTACGTGCTGATCACAAGGGAGCAAAACTCGAAGACCTAAAAAAGGCTCAGTGGTATATCACCCGAGAGGTCCGACGTCTTCAGGAAAACCCTCCTGAAAGAACCGAGTTGTAGTCGCGATGAATACCACATACTCTCAGATGATCGTCGGCGTCGATAACGGTATCGACGGTGGCTTATGCGCGATCTCAAGATGTCGAGGCTGTGTAATCTCCAAGATGGTAATGCCGACGCTGAAGCGGAACGGTAAAAGCGAGATCGACCTGATGGCTGTGAAGGAGTGGGTAAACGAACTGAACACTGAACCCTGTTTCGTGATTGAGGAACCACTGCACCATGCCAAGAGTTCCCAAGCTGTTCGTTCTATGGCGATAAACTTTGGTAAACTGTTAGGGGCTTGCGAGATGCGGATGTGGGAAGTCAACCCCATAACAGTCAGGGAGTGGCAGAAGGAAATGCTGGGAACTGTCCCCAAGGGAAAAACAAAGGAAGTGGCGAAGGACATAGCAATGATGCTATGTCCGGGTGAAGACTGGACTCGATCAGAGAGGGCCGTGGTTCCCCACGACGGGATGATCGATGCTTATCTGATTGCTGAATATTGGAGGAAAAAATCAGCCTTTTCTGATTTAAAGGAAAAAAATAATTGACTCTATTTCGGAAACGTGAGAGTATCCCGCCGAATGAAGCAATTATATCCGAAGCAATCAGAAGCCTTAGATTTTTTTACCAGTAAGATAGATTCAGGGTTCAACACTCTGGATGCGAGTGCCACCGGAACAGGTAAGACCGTTGTGGCGGCGCACCTCGCAAAGCACTGGGGCGGTCCAGTAGCGGTTCTCTGCCCGAAGGCAGTGGTCCCCTCATGGGAAAGGGAACTATCCGAGACAGGTGTCGAGCCTCTGTTCATTCTCAACTACGAGAAGATACGAGGTGGGCGGACTCCCTACATGACCAAAGTTGGGAAGTCTATTATGAACTGGAAGATTCCAAAGAACACCCTCGTTCTGCTGGATGAAGTCCATAAGTGCAAGGGGCCATACACACAAAATGCCCAGCTATATATTTCTTTAACGCTCCAAGGTTTTACCACTCACGCCATGTCTGCAACGGCAGCGGAGAACCCTACTGAAATGCGGGGTCTGGGTTTCGCCCTTGGGCTTCACGCACTCAATAAATCCAAGGGGGCCAAACGGTCCTTCTATGGCTGGATGAAACAGAACGGATGTTTTCTAGACGATTGGGGCAAGTGGGACTTCTGTCGAGCTAGGTCCGGTGTAAACCCAAAGTTAACCCAAATGCACGACACTCTGTTCCGGTCTCAGGGTGCAAGAGCTTGTCGATTAAAGACATCAGACTTCCCTGACTCATTCCGAGAAAACATGGTATTCTACGAGCCTGTTCAGTTTACGAAAGCAAAGCAGATCGAGAAAGCATTCAAAGAGTTGGATATCACCCCCGACATCTTGACCGATTACATCGAGAATGGCACGGTGGAAAACTCGGACAACATAGTTCTAGTTAACATACTAAGGGCTAGGCAGTTATCAGAGTCTCTCAAAGCTCCTGACATAGCCGAGATGGCGGAAGATTTAATCCTAGAAGGAAAGAGTGTAGTGGTGTTTGTTAACTTCACCCAGACAGTTGATGCGCTGGTCGAGAGACTTAAATGTCTTAAGATCGATGGAAGACAAAACTCGGCAGAGAGACAAGAAGCTATTGACAGGTTCCAGAAGGACGAAGAGAATGCCCTCGTTGTCAACATAGCCGCAGGAGGCACGGGCGTTTCTTTACATGACGTTCGAGGAGAACGACAGCGTGTATCCATAATATCTCCCACCTACGTAGCCAAGGACCACCTTCAATGTCTGGGTCGAATCCACAGGAACGGTGCTAAATCAGACGCGATCCAAAAAGTTCTTTATGCCGACAAGACGATAGAAGAGTCGGTTATCAAATCTCTTAAAACTAAAATCAACAACATAGATACATTAAACAATGGCAGATAACGTAAACCACAGCGAACGCGCCCACGCAGAATTTGGACCTAGCGGACTAAAGTATGTCAAGGCTTGCCCCGGCTTCAAAGGCAAAGAAGGAACCTCTGAAGCGGCGGAGAAAGGAACTAGGATTCACGAAGCGTTAGAGGTCCACGACCCAAGTGCGCTCCACGATGAAGAGGAGGTCGAGATCTATGAGAAGATCGTCCAGATGGAGTTTGAGTTCATGGCAGACTTCGAGTCAAACAATTAACTAGACACACTATGATAGTAAATATTCTAAAAAATAATCACACTATTTCAAAACCGTTTAGGTCTATATTAGGAGTAGACACTCTTAAATCTGAAAAAAAAGAAAAGCATACTTTAATGGCCCTCAATTCCCCGAGGCTATCAGAAGTTGCTTGCCTTCTAGTTGATAAGTATAACATAGACTGCATCATTGAGACGGGAACTTTTCTGGGCAGAGGGACTACGAAGTCCTACGCATTTACTGGGGTAGAAGTCCACTCTTGTGAGTCTAACGGAGTCTCCTACAAAAAGGCCACAGAGAACATAGGTTACCTGCCTCATGTTTTCCTCAACCACGCGAACTCGACAGATCGAAAAGATTTACCTGCAAAGTTAGTTAAGAAAATACAAGTCGAAAACATAGCCAAAGAGCAAAACTGGTTAGCTAAAACCCTACTTGCCAAAAAGGATAAGAGAATCTTACTAAGCTTAGATTCGGGTGGGGCTATCGGACAAAAAGAAATGACAGTGGCTTTGGATGCCATAAAAGAATATAACAACGTAAGATGTTTGATTCTTGATGACCTTCACCAAGTGAAACATAAAGATTCTCCTGACCGGATACATGAAGATCTCGGCCTAGATATATACCAAGTCGAGCATCGCTGGGGGTTCACCGTAGTTGAGTGAAGTAGACTAATTTTAGCTGGGGATTGGGGTCGAAAGCTCCCAATTTTAAATGAGATAGCATAGATGTCCGCCCAGCAACCTCTAAATATAAAGACATTATGAAAATAAAATTGCGATATATAGGACATTATGGAAATAAAAATGAGATACGGAAATAGACCTGCGCTCCGAGACAAGATACTAGGGCTGCTTGCCGACGGCAAGGAAAGGCATATCTCAGAGATTGAGAAAGAACTGGAGTGGCCCACCACAACAAGTATCTCGAAAACACTCATGGAGGTTAAAGAAAAACTTACCATATCTCGTGACTCTAGGAGGCTACGAAGAAAAAAGTTCAACAACGCGAACAAAGGCACTATCTGGTGGTTGGAAAGAAATGAATAAGCACTCAGAAGATATAGGAGGCTGGTTCGACTTGATGATGTTAAAGGACATTAAGAGCCTTCGGGAGCATTCCGGCTCTTTCGAGAGTTGGGATGACGACACGCTGGGGCAGCTTTATGGTGCATTCTGCAAAGATTTCCACCAGTGCGAATGGAAGAGGGTGACCAAAGACACTGTCAGACAATTTGAAAAAACACTAAGAATACAAAACGATGACTGATTACAACGAGATACGTCTAAACATAGAACTGAACTACGGGCTATCCACGTTTGGTACGTGCGATAGATTAACAATAAAAGGAAAAAAAGCTTTACTCGCCGACTACAAAACGGGGGTATCGCAGATTGACCACCCGTCCGAGAACTGGCAATCGAAAGCATATACAATCGGCGTGTTTGATAAGTTTCCCGAGATCGACGAGGTGACTTTCGTATTCTACATCCCGTTCTATAACGACACGCCTAACTATACTTTTCATCGCGACGACCTTGCGAAGATTAGAGAAGAGGTAAGCCGAGTAGTCGCTAGAGCCACTTACGTCAGATCCAAGTGGTCGTCCGGGTCGCCATCACTCGAAGAACTGAACCCTAACCAAAACTGTCGGTTCTGCCACTACGAGGATTCGTGTCCTGCACTCGGCGGGATGATTTTAGAGGTGGCCGACAAGTTGGGTTCCTCGGTCCCAGAGATATCTGGTAATGATGACCCCGAGGACTTGGAGGCACTTTGGTCTATCGCCAAGGTTGTGACCAACTGGGCTAACGCCTTCCGAAAGAACCTTGTAGAAAAGGTGAAAGATGGAGACGTATCTCTTCCAAGTCTCCGACTCAAGTCGATGGGCACACCCAAGAAATGTAACGACAACGGGGCACTGGTCTCAGTGGCCCAAGACTTCGGAGTAGACGAGGGAGACATACTGGAGATTGCTAGTATCCCTATTGGTAGGCTCACTAAAAAGATTGAGCAAAAGGCGGATAAGGGTTCAAAGAAAGAAAAAAGAATTGAATTTCTTGACAGCCTCGATAAGGAGTCTATTCTTACGCCGTCCGAGGAGAGGTTCACCTTATCGTGATCGAGTCCCTTTGACCTAACATAACAATAAACAATAAACAATAGAAGCTATGTCAACAGAACTAAGCAAACCAAACGAGTCGGGATTTCTGATCTCCGCATCAGACATCGACATCCCACGCATTAACGTAGTCCAGAAGACTTCATCCATCGATGCACCTGTAGGTGCTATCGTCCTTGGCAAAGAGTTCACCCTGTCCGAGGCTGATGAACCTATCCGCGCTGCGGTAATCAACCCTACCAAGGGGTGGAAGGAAGATATACCATACGGTTCAGAAACAATGGCCCGTATGGTTAACACAGAATCCGAAGCAGAAGAACTTAGAAAAGATTCTGAGTTTAAAGTTATTGAGTTCGCTGAACTCACTTTTCTCTTCCGCTCGAACCAAGAGGAGCCTGACCCAGCGGCATTTCCCCTCCCTTTGGGTGACGATTTCTGCGCTCTTGGGAAGATTCATGTCCATAAGGACGCATACAGACAGACATATAAGGTGCTGGCGACTTGGGCCGCAGGAAACCCAGACAAGAGCGTTAGCTCAGTCGAATGGGATTTCAAGAGCGGACTACTCCAGCGAGGTCCGCATAGTTGGTATGCCCCGTCTCTCAAACCGACGGCGGAACCTGTTAAGGAAGATATCGCGAAGTTCATTCAGACTATCTCTTCTTAAATAACCTTATAGAATCCCCCTCTAGGCACAACTGTGCCCAAGAGGGGGATTTTTTTAACTCCTGTAAAATAGACTAGGAAAAGTGAATATGCGTGTGTTCGCCATAGACTTTGAGACCTACTACGATAAAGAGGTCAGCATAACTAAATTGGGGTGGAAAGGATACTTCAACCACCCACAGTTCGATCCATACATGGTTACCGTCTATGCAGAAGATGACGAAGGTAAGTATGAATTTGTAGGTAACCCTAAAGACCTCGATTGGTCTTTTCTCGAAGGCAATATAGCCTTGTCGCACAATGCCTCGTTCGACGAGTTGCTCTACCTTGAAGGTCTAGAGAACGGTTGGTGGGATGGCCCCATACCAAAGGAATGGCACTGCACTGCGGACATGGTCGCTTACTGCGGTTATCGACGATCCCTCGCAAACTCGTGTGAAGAAGTATTAGGTATCACCATATCAAAAGATACCCGTGACAACATGAAAGGTTTGAACTGGGACGAAATGGACGACGATTTTCGAGAGGAAGTATCGGCTTATGCTGTCCAAGATAGTGTTCTCTGTCTTCGCCTGTGGGAGAAGGTCTCTCACAAGTGGCCCCAAGTAGAGCGCGATATTAGTAGGATGAACCGCGTTATTCTCCAGCACGGGATTCACGTAGATGTGGCTGGTCTGAAGAAAGCTAAAGAAACTCTGAACGAGCAACTCTTCGATCTTGAGTCAGCCGTGCCGTGGTCAGAAGACTCATCCATTCTCAGCCGCAAGGCTTTTAACAACAAGTGCCGAGAAGAAGGTATTGAGCCACCAGCAAGCCTCGCGATCAACAACCCCGACGCCGACGAATGGGTCCGCAGAAATGGTAAGAAGTATGCTTGGGTGGGTGCGGTGCGTAACTGGAGAAGAATAAATTCACTTAAGAAAAAGATAGAGTCGATCTGTCTTTCCACAGTAGCCAACCGGAGATGCTATATCGGGACTCTGTATTTCGGAGCGCACACCGGAAGATTCAGCGGGTCTGGCGGGGCGTTTAACATCCAGAACCTCCCTAGAGCGGAAATGTTTGGGGTCAATGTTAGGTCGCTATTCAGTGCGCCAGAAGGTAAAGCCTTAGTAGCTGTTGACCTATCTCAAATTGAAGTTAGAACATTAGCTTACCTAGCAGGTGACGACGAGTTGATTAAAGACATTTCACAGAGTGACGACATTTATGAAACCTTTGCGGTCCGCTTTGGGTTATGGGATCGAGCTAAGGGAGTCCTCGAAGAGGAAGACCCCCAGTTGAGGCACAAGGTCAAAGCAATTGTCCTCGGGTGTGGTTATGGTGCTGGAGCTAAAAAGTTCGCGGACTTCGCGGGAATGAGCCTATCGGAATCTTTCGAGGCCGTTAACCTCTATCGAGCCAAGCTACCCAAAGTTGTGGGTCTGTGGGGGCAATATGACAATTCTCTGTATACTGCGTTCCAGACAGTTGGGTCGAAGCGGAAATGGGATCTCACCCTCCCTTCTGGTAGATCCCTGAAGTATTCTAATATCTCTTTTAATATAGACTCTAACGGGAGAAGACACTGCGTTGTTGATCGACTGTATGGCGCGACACGTTCTAAGGCTAGGGTCTGGGGCGGCGTCCTAGCGGAGAACGCTTCTCAAGCTCTAGCTAGAGATATTTTCTCACACCATTTGTTGCGACTGAACGAAGAAGGATTTAAGATCCTCTTCCATGTCCACGACGAAGTCGTCTTGGAAGCCGACAAGAGTGACGCAGATGACATTTTGAAAAGGACGACAGAGATAATGTCCACGGCCCCAGATTGGATCGACCTGCCATTAGAAGCCAAAGGGAAAGTTTTAGACCAATACGAAAAATAATGAGATACATAAGAAACCTTAGAAGCAACGAAGCCAAGAAACTCAGCAACCCAGAGAAGAAAGCTAAAAATGCACAAGCGAAACCTAAGTTTGACTCAAAGGCTGAGTTCAGAGACTGGTGTGCGAATGCAAATACGGACCATCTATTCATTTCTTATTGCGAAGGTGACGCACCGTCGCAGAGAATATCGAACAGTAACCCCGTTAATAAGTGTTCTGGTTTTATTGCTGACTACGACGCCCCTTTAGACTGGTCGAGTATCGAGGCTATCGCCAACGCCGCCTTCACCATCGCACCGACTTGGGTGAGCAAAACATTCAGTGGCTACGCTCGTTTTATCTGGAAGTTCGAGGATACCTTGCCAATCGACCCGTCCCTATATGACCCATTCATAAAAGAAGTGGCTCGCGTGATCAAAGCCCCCAAAGCCATCGCAGGGTTTGATGAAGCCAGCTATAAACCTAACCAGTATTTTGAAATAGGTAGCGACTGGATCTTGACAGGAGGTGATGTAAGTAGTGACACTGTTAGGGCTGCGCTGATGAAAGCGGCCAGTAATCGGCCCCCAGAATCGACAGACACAACTATACCGATGGAAGAGATCGCCAAAGAGGTTGAGAACTCATTCCCCGGACGGTGGTTAGGTGACTTCGAGGTGGGTTCTCGCGGACCTCTGTTCTGGATCAACGACGGCGTAGATCGAGAAGGGTGTCAGATCTCGGATGATGGAGTTATCTGTTATTCTGATAGGGGAGGTAAAGGCTTCTTCACATGGCGTGAGATACTTGGCCGAAAGTTCGTAGAGAAATACGAGCAAAAGAAAATGGGCAACCTCCTCGGGGAATACTGGTTCAACGGCAAGTCATTCTTCAAAGTCCTGAATGGGATGTCAGTATCTATACCTAAAGACCAACTGATACTAGAGTTGAGGGCCGCAAACTTTTCGACCAAACCTAAGAAAGGGCAGAACCTCTCAGAGATGGACAATGCAATCTTAGCCATCTCAAACCAGAACCGTGTAGACGAGATTGCTCCTGTAGTCTTCTCGAAGGACAGAATCGTCATACACAACGGACATCGAATCCTTAACAGTGCTTCAATTAGCCCCGTTGAACCCGACGAGGATGGCGACCCTGCTCTATGGCCCTTCATCAACGAGTGGTTGTCTCAGATGTTTTCCACCGCAACAGATTCTTCTGGTAACCCTAGACCCGCTACAGACTATTTGTATGCGTGGCTCAAGAGGTTCTACAACGCGGTTTTGGACAGGCGGTTCTGTCAGGGGCAAGCACTCTTGCTTGTTGGACCAACCAACAAAGGGAAGTCACTCCTATCGAACAAGGTGATCTCGGCTATGGTCGGAGGTCTCGCAGACGCTTCGGATTATTTGTCGGGACAAACTAAATTTAACAAGGACTTGGCTCGTTTCCCCGCGTGGGTAATTGATGACACTGTGTCAGCCGCTAACTTCTCAGACCAAAGGAAGGCCACTGAACTAATCAAGAGGGCTGTGGCTAACCCGAGAATCGAGTATCACGCTAAATATGTCGATGCTGTGAACATTCCTTGGACGGGCAGAGTTATAATGTCTCTGAATATGGACGCGAACAGCCTGTCTGTAATCCCCGCCCTCGATTCATCGAACCGCGATAAGCTGTTGGCGTTACTTATCAGCGACTCCGCAACTAGCAAGTTCCCACCAAACCACGTAGTGGAGAAGACCATAGATAAGGAGTTACCTCACTTCTGTCGATACATCCTCGACTGGAAAGTGCCCCAAGACATCGAGGTCTATTCGCGGTTTGGTATCGAGAGTTACATTGATGAAGCCATCGCAAGCGCAGCGTATGACAACTCAAGTAGATCCTCTATCGCAGAACTTGTAGAGTTCTTCGCGATCCACCACAGATCCGCGAGCAGCGCAGTAGAGTGGAAAGGGACTGTGACTCAGTTCCAAGTCCTCGTCCAAGAGTATAACAACGGTAGACACGTTGGTCAGTCTTCTAATCTAGAATTCGTCCGTCGAGGCATGGCTGCTATGGAAGAAGCCCACAAGAGTAACAAAAAGCTACGGCCCGTTAAGTCTATAGGGAGCGGGGGTGGCAAGATCTGGACTGTTGGAGTGGCTGAATGCTACGACATTGCCCAGAATGTCATCGAAGCTACGATCTAGCTTTCTTGATAGACCTCTTACGTTTTCTCCGACGTAAGGGGTCTACCCTACGGGGCTTTCCAGCAGGTTGCCCTAGCTTCTTCTTTTGGCTAATCCTGCTCCGCTTCTCGGATGCTGTCACCTCCTTAGAAGTTTTCGGAGTCTCCCGGCTCACTCGTTCCGAAGGTCGGCAATACGGAGTCCCTCTTTTTTCGCCTTCTCCCCTACCACACGGCTTCCCCGTGCGGACATCCACCCACTTCTCTTTGAACCACCTCTTCAGGTTCGCGCCTTCTTTTGTTTTCCTAACTGGAGGCATTGCTATTCCCCCAGTTTTTAGCCCCAACTTTACGACACTTGGCTATAGCTCCACTAGCGTATGCGGATGGAAACACTTTATAACGCCCTTTTACCTTGTGGTAACAGGCATCTTTCCTAGCTTTCTTTACTTTAGCTCGTCGCGATGTCTTGCCTCGGGGCATGATTTTAGTATTTTTTAGTGGGTTTACTTTTCTTAGCCTTCTTGACCGTTGCTTTGCGATCTGGTTTTTTAAGATAATTCATATCACTAGAGGGTTTCGTTAACTAACTTACTAATCTTAGACCGGAACTCTGGCATAGTATACGATAAGGAGCCGCCGGGGTCTACTTTCCTTCCGGGCGAAACTTCATCATGGCCGAGGATGTAAGGAACTTGGAAGCAGTCGTATTGATCCCACAACCAAAGCAGCAGCTTTATTAAGCTGTTTTCCTGCTCGTTGGTAAACTTGTAATAGTAACCGGGGGCGATATTTTTGTTTTTCCTTACTTCTAGGCGGCACTTACCTTCAGGGTATGGTTCAGTCCGGTCGAACCAAGCGGTCCTGCGTTTGTCCAAATGACCCGGACATATGACTTCTATGCCGACCACTCTGTTGGAAACGTATGACCCCAAGCCGTCATAGTAACTCTTACCCGCGTGGTAACCCCACTGATTCAGCGGGAAGTTTTGCCCTACGTTACCATCCTCGTCGATTACAAAATAGGTGAACCCCTGCCTTGCCTGATAAGACAAAGCGGACTTTAGGCTCTGGTTTTCTCTACCAGCCGTCCAGTGGACGATTGCGCCCTCTGGCCCACCACTTGGATACCTCCCTCTTGTCTTAGATGAGGGGAACTTTGTCTCTGCTTGAGAATACCACAGAGACCGCTGGTTGGATCTTTTACTAGAGCTATTATTTGACGAGGGAGAGTGTTCTCGATCAACTGCCGCAGACTCGCCCAACAATCGGTTGACAACTCTCAGGGCTTTGGCGTGGCTGTCACTTGTCCAATTTTTGAGATGCCACCGGAGCGTATATAGATCATTCTTGTCCATACGGTTTTCCGGTTAGTAAAGCCATTACATAGCTGTAGTGGGAGTGAAACTTTTGGCCCCGGCCCTTTAATACACCCTCCTTGAACTGGTAGGATTTACCCTTTATCAGAGTCAGAGTAGGTGGATCGTAAAGTGCGGAGTTGTTCTTCTGCGTCTCGCTTTCTTCTAGCGATGACTTCGATACGCAACTTGTCAGCAGGGGTAGCGTGATCACCGAGACGATAAATTTCATCTTCATATTTATGGATCTCTCGCTGTATCGAGCGCATTTCCCGAAGAGGAAAAACAAACTTGTAGTATGAGGCAACGGCAGATAATGCTGATGTGACTGCTGACAGGACTGCCCCCATCTACTACTTTTTAGCTTTCTGTCGAACAGACCAAATAATACCAATCAGTGTGATAACACTACCAACTGCTTCAAGCATCATAGGCTCTTCTAGCGCACCTTTCGACACAAGCAGTCCGCCGCCAAAAGTCAAAATGTGTCTTACTACTCCGAGGATGGATTCTTTATTCATAGTCATTACAAAATGTTCCTAATACTATGACCCGACTGTCCCGAGGGGTCAAGATTAACTTTAGGTTTAGCCATACCACGGTATGCATCTTTTTCCTCGTCGAGGATCATTTTACACATACCCCAATGAAAGTTGGATCTCTCTGTGTCGGAGTTGTCTTCAGCCACCGTCGCTAGCAAGGAGTGCTTTACGACATTTATATTAGATAGATTAACTATATCAGTGTTGTCGAGAAGAGGAAAAAACCTTCGCTTCAACAGGAGCGCGATGTGCTTCTGCGTAGCCCGTGAGTTAGCAAGACGGAACCTCCGATATCGAGATACGTCGCTTCCCCGTCCTTTTGCGAGAGTCAGTGTTTCCATATGGTTAAATTAGTGAAATTTCTGTTGCTTTTACCTCCACAAAGTCTGGAACCCCATCGAACCGGATAACATCAACAGAAGTAGCTCCGTTGTCGTATGTCTCGCTGGTTGCCATAGAAGCCGTGCCGTCCAAATTGAATTCGTGTTCCACTTTCGTGCCGTCTGAGCGGACGTAAGTAACAAACACAGACCCGTCACTAGGGAGGGTAGTTCTAGGAGATATTGGTTCGACTTTAATCTGATATCTCTTGGTTGTGTTCAGATCAACCTTGGTAGGGTGTAACCCATCATCGACGACCCCATATATTTCATCAGGGCTGTTCACAAAACGACCGCTCGTGCGGTAATCCTGCCACCTCGCATTCATATCAACAGGGAAACCGTCAACCACTACAGAGACTACGGACTCAGCTTCATATGGAAGCGCGAAGTAATCGTTCGTAGTCGAGATCGTGTATTCATACATGAGATCTCGCCAGTAACCCATAGAGTAGAGCCTCGGCAAAGCCAAGTTCAAGTAATTGACAAAAGTTTCACCCGGAGGTATGTAAGTTGACAGTGATGTCGATAAAGAAGCGACAGTTTGAGCCATGTCCTAAAGTAGTGTATTAAGATGCAATTTCAATATTAAAAAAGATGACTCTATGCGTAAGATAATTCTAGAAAATAAACTAAGTCTGGGGGATGTGGTGGTTAGCACGGCAGTTTTTCGAGACATCCACAGAAAGTATCCGGGGGAGTTTCAGCTAGACTACCGGGGAACTGCATCTGAGATATTCGACCACAACCCAAATATTCATAAGTTTGGCCCAACCGAGAAGGCCGAGATGATCACCTTAAAGTATCCAGCGATCCACGAAAGTAACTGGAGGATTAGGCACTTCATAGAAGCTTACCACGAATTTCTTTCAGATAAGCTGAATATGCCCATACCTGTGACGGAGTTCAAGGGGGACATACACTTATCTGATGAGGAGAAACAATGGACAAACCAAGTTCAAAGCATAACAAAATATGAAGTCCCTTTCTGGATCATCGTATCTGGGGGCAAATACGACTTTACCTGTAAGTGGTGGGACAATAAAAAGTATCAAAAAGTTGTCGATGACTTGAAAGGGGAGATCCTATTTGTTCAAGTCGGAGCTAATGACCATCACCACCCTCCTTTAAAAGGTGCAATCGATTTGCGAGGTAAGACAGACAACCGACAACTCGTGCGGTTAGTTTACCATAGCTCGGGGGTAGTCTGTCCCGTAACAGGTATTATGCACATGGCTGCGGCGATACCAACTAAAAACAGTGAATTTCCAGCTAGGCCGTGTGTAGTTATTGCGGGGGGTCGCGAACCTGTTTCTTGGGAACATTATCCCAGCCACCAGTTCCTCCATACACAAGGTATGCTTCCCTGTTGCCGATCAGGGGGTTGTTGGAAGTCGAGAGTCGAACCTAGAAATGACGGGTCAGGGCAAGATTCTAGCCTTTGTAGTATGCCTGTAACATCTGGTAGTGGGGTAGCCATCCCGAAGTGCATGGATATGATCACCCCGGACGACGTAGTTATAGCGATCAGGAAATACATTGATGGGGGAGCTTCGCCCACCGTAAATGAGATAATCTGGTCAAATATAAAGCAATACCTTACTTAAGGAGTCCCAGAAGAACCCGCCGAAGAAGAACCCGCCGAAGAAGAACCCGCCGAAGAAGAACCCGCCGAAGAAGAAACAGAACTAGAGGACTTTGGAGATCCGTAACTGCTGCTGCTACTACTACTACTACTACTACTGCTGCTACTGTTACTGCTACTACTGCTGCTTTCCCCCACACTACTTGAACTACTGGGGCTACCAAGAGAACTACTACTTGAACTCATGTCATTTATCTGGATATGCCGAGTTAATAAATTTCTCGTTGTGATTGAACTGGTTCTCTGTCCTATCTGGAAATCTAAGATTTCGGAAACCGCGACGTATCCCGCTTAGTCGAACAAAAACTTTTTTGGGTCTCATAAACAGAGGCAGAGACAAGATTATTTCTTGTCCCTCAACTCTAGCATAACGTACACTACCCGTGTCGCCTATAGCTGAAATCACTTTAACTGAGTCCGGTTCACAGACCTCTAAAAACTTAAAGTCTATGGGGGTCTTACTGAACCTTTTGGTAGGAGATATTTCAACGTGGTCGTCGAATCTGACTTCTGGCATCTCCGCGATAAATAACGCGGTATACCCCGTTTCGTTCCAAGAGCATGGGACAATGGCTGTAGACTTAGAACTGCTACTAGAACTAGAACTAGAGCTACTTCCTGCGGAATACTTGGGGGACTGGTCTTCCGTATACAGCCCAATGGGGGGAAAGTCCTCAATTGGGTTATCAGGCCATGCACCTACCTCTAGTGGTCCATAAACCAGATCTGGGTTAGGAGTCTGAACCTCCACACCCGCTAAGTTCCCAAAAGTCTCTTCTGAAGGAGAAACATTAAGTTGAGAATACTGAAAATCTTCGGCCATTGGTCTATGAATAAACCCCGTTGAGTTGAAGCTCCGTAGATTCCACGATAAATAAATCAAGGCTAGTTTGGCGCACAGTCACGTTTATCAAGTAGTCTCCAGATAAATCAGACCCGTTGAAGCCGGGAGTCGTGGACAGTGAGGTTGGTTTGATAACGCGACTGACGGACAAGGAGCCATTAACCACTCCATCTACACTAGGCGTAACAACCCCGTGAATAGCCGCAGGTAGAGTATACTGTCTGGCAGACGCTTTGGCTACTGGGGGGTTAGTGCTGTAAGCCACGAACTTTAAAGAAACATCTTCTCGCTTTGGTCGGGGAAGCTGCGTAGCGGAAGACAATATAGAATCTACTTTTGTTTCGGGGTTGGATGTTAGAGTCCTCTGTATTTTTGTCTTAAAAGGACCAGATGAAGGGGCGGTAACTCCAAACTCAGCGGTATTATCCTCGGCATAAGTGCCTGTCGTTCTACCCTCGGAATCAGTTGACTCAACAAACGCCGAAACATAATCAAACACAACTGAGTCTAGTCTCTGAGGTATCCCGTCATACTTTTGTGATCCGTAAACAGTATCCAGATCTCTGTCGTCAATGGTCCCGCCGTCATTCTTAATAGTCTGATTAATAAGTACATCGTGGAAATTATTTCCGTGTCTTACTTCATTAGTGTCTCCTGAGGAGTTAGTGATCCCCGCTCCTTCAAGGGTATACCCCGAAGGGACGATGGTCTTAGTTACCTTGATATTTCCCTCTAGGTTCGCATCATACACGTAATCAACCGTTTGAGGAACTACAAATCTTCTTTGGACTGCTATATAAACTCCAGACAGAGGATCACCCACACTTTTAATAGTATCACCTACGAATCCATAGTCTGTGAATACACTGTCAAGGGTTCCCCCAGCAGGTGGAGTTAAGCTAGATGGATACTCACTTCTCTTTACGATGTAAGTCCGCGTAAGCTCAGAGCCATCTCGTAACTCGTAGTTGTAGTCGTCTTGGGATGCTCGGTTAGCGGCATAGTAGTAACGGTAAAGTTGACCCTCTGGGCTGTCCTGCTGCACATAGACAAGCTCATGGTTGGGCCAGTTAGCTGTATCTGGGTGGGCCGTTCCGTAAGAGGGTATGTTCTCTTTTACTCTCTGAGTATCGACCGTCTCATAGAATAATATGTCACCTACGTTCGGACTGACAAAGGTAAGAACCCTCTGCCTTTTCGGGGTAGGTTGGTTTCCAAAATTGATTGGCATATCAGATCGATATTAAGGTTGTGATGAACTCGACGAACTCGATGAACTCATGGGACTCGAAGAACTCGTTGAACTCGAAGAACTCATTGAACTCGAAGAACTCGTTGAACTCGAAGAACTCGTTGAGCTAGATGAACTCGACGATCCACCCGCCCCCGCATTTCCGATTATCACGGGGTTGTTGGTCCCATACAAGGTATTTGCTATAGTTAACTTCATTTCTCGTTACGTCCAGTTTCCTTCTATTCTATGCGGAGTGCAAGTTCAAATGTGGGTCGTCTGCTCAATCCTGATCAATCGAACGGCCCTCGTATCTCGGGGAATATTTCTCTAGACAGCTCTATTACTTCTTCATTAAAATATTCAAGGTAATCGGGGTCTTTGGAAAACAATTTCCACCTGTCTAGGACACGCATTTTTGATGCCCTACCGTCTCTGCATGTATTACTAAATGAACTCCCAAACCCATATCCGGGCACTCTTTCAAATGGCTCTGGTGAAGGGGCCAACCCCAGAGAGTTCGCTACTAATACTCTGTAGTCTGGATCGGAAAACCAAGAATTGTAGTTAACCTTAACTACGTCGCCCTTTAGTGCTTCGGTCACCCCTATATACTCTTTAGCATACTCCACCCATATCTTAGACGAATCGGGTGGCCCATTTGTCGGGTCATCTTCCTTAAAACGTTTTCCATTCTTTCGGTATCTCAACCTACTAGCGAAATTATTGAACGCGTCTCTTAAAATTAGAACCTTCTTTTCACTAGTGTGTAACACATCAACTAATGGCTCGTGGTTGTTGATTAATGGTAAACTCCTGTCTTCATAGCTAGTTAGGATCAGGCTCGCTTTTCCTCTCCGACATATCCTTTTAGTTGGGAGCCGGTCTGACTTTTTCTTGTCGGAGTAATTCGAGCCGAAACGTACATCGTTTATAAAGAAGGTGTTGCCCTCCGGTAATCGTTCAGCTATCCACGCCAGAACCGCGTGGTTACCGCTTCTTCGTGTTCCTGCAAATTTTATCTTTCTCATACAGGATATGGTAGAGAGAAAAATAACAGGTTCAAGCTAGTTTGAACGGCTGATCGAATCTAAATGTCGCTCAATGGCTGAGAACAATTCAGCCCGTTGTTTTTGCTCCTCTGCCTCAATAGTCCTACGATGGAGGGCATCCTCCTCCAAGAACCCGACTCGGTCTTTGTAACTGGTCAGTTCGCGCTCAATAGATGCGAACCTAGCATCGATCTGATCTTGATACTCACCCCAAAGAAGCCAAGAGCAGACTCCCAGAACGATAGCTAGGCCAAAGTAGTTTACAGCCCACCGAAGCAACTCAGGTTTAACTTCTGATATGGCTTGTGCCCAACTCATCCTGAATCTAGGTTAGGTTACCGACTTATAAGCAATCACTGATCCAGTGTGGACGGTGAAGGACTTGATGCTCCCCAAGATAGTAAAACCAGCGGGGAAATGGGCGTCGGAGTCAATGGTGTCTCCATCGAGCGCATCCATCGTAATAGAGGTAAACTTGGTGTTACTGGTGACACACTGAATAGCGCAGTATTCTCCACTGACTGGGCTTCCCGTCGTGCTAACGAAAGTTGCGCCGCCCCTACCTGCTGATTGTTTTTCGATGTCGTTTGTCATGGTATCTAGACTTAATACTTTGATGCACCTTCTTCAACAGCTATAAGGAAGCCCATAGGACCGTCGTCGCTGTCGTATACTCCGTCGTCGTCTTCCATAGACTCAAGAGACCCCGGACCTTCTTCTTGCCCGTTAATCACATAGTCTCGGACTGAGTCAACGTAAGCGTTAGACATGGTCACTTTCGACTGAACCCACGCCTGTGAGAGCAAGGGACAGCTAGGACATTCCTCTAAATGTTTTAGGAGGTCCATGACGTTAGCATGGATATTGCGAAGCTGTTGCCCCGCCATTTCCAAGTCCTTGGCGTCCCCGGTCTCCTTATTCATTCCGCAACTCATTACATATAATCCCGGTAAATTTTAAGGGCTAGCTGGTTGTCTGAGAGATCAGGGTTTTCAGCTTTCGCTTTTTTCAAAATATCCATCTTGCCTTTATCCATACTAGACACGGGATCGAAGGAACTGCCCATGATCATCTTAAACAGGCGACCGGACTCTTTTTCATCCATTTCGGGGGCGGTCTCTGATACATCAATATCTACTTCCTCTGGCTCTTCAAATTGAGAGTCATCGATAATCAATGGTTCTTCCTGATCAGCTCCCCCCGCCAAGGCTCCCTCAAGGCCGTCCTCAAGGCCGCCCTGCCCAAAAGAGTCTACCAAGTCTGCCGTAAGATCCCCCTGCTGCCCAGCCACCTCTCGTGCTTCTTTCTTGTCGGCTCTGGCGCGTCTATCTCCTTTACTGCGAGATACATCCTCTTCCTGCTCGTCGTCCCCGAGGACTTTATCGAGTAGTCTGGCCGCTACCGCGGAAGGCGTGGCTTTACTGACGGCATCGAACCCACGGGCCACTAACGCGGGAGGCGTAAATTTACTAACGGTTTCGAGGCTACGTTGTGTAGCTCCCCCCGCTTTTCTCACCGCTCTCCGGGCTGCCTCTGGATTTTCAGATATAGCTCGAGCAGCAGATGTCGCTGGCTTCATCGCTAAGTAAGCTGGGTTAGTCATAAGTGCTGCTTTACCAAGGGCAGCTTCTACTGAGTCGATGAAGTTGGCGGAATCCTCTTTCCCCTTTCTGCCTCTTTGACTTTTTTTTGACTGACCCATCTGACGCTTTTCTCTTCGTCGCGCTCTACGCCTCTGTCTGTTATCTTCGTCGGACATAATAAAATGTTTAGTTATGATACCACACCGCCATGAAGCAGACGGTGTGGTAAAAATGTTTTAGCTGAATGTTACACCAAGGGCTTCTCCAAGCTCTTGGACAGAGATGGTCTTAACCTTCTGCTCAGAAACATCAAAAACTTGAACGAGGTCTGCTCGCGCAATTTTCTCGGTGTCTGAAACGTCAGCGGTTGTGAGGTCGTCACCCGCAAGGGTTTCGATGGTTGGTGCGTCGTCTAGAGTAGGCATGGCATACTTAGGGGTTGGTTATAGCAAGAGAGGGGTGGGGTTACCACCCCTCTCAAACTAAGCGGGTTATTACGCAGCGGGAGTTGTGGATGTCCGCTTGAACAAGACGACAAAACCGAAGTCGGTCTTGATTGGCTTCGTCGCGCTGGCGAGAACGCCACGGAAGAAACCGATAGTGCCATCAGGGTTGGTGATCTCGTTGGGGATGTTCGACCACTTGAAGTCACCACGGTAGCTAACAGGATCGAAGGAGATACCTTGCGCTCCGCTGAACGGATTCGGGATCTGAGCCTCACAAACGTGTGGGTGGATCACGAAAGCTGCTTCGTATTCAGCAGACTCGTAAGCACTGTTTGGAGTGGTCACACCACTGGAAACCGTGTAAGGGAGAACGCGGGTAATCTGATCCGTGTTCGCCAGAGTGAAGCGAGGAGCGAGGTCATCGACAAGGTGATAGAAACCACGGAAGGATTTCTCAACACCGAGAGGTGCGATGAGGTCACTGACCTTGCTGTTGTTGTAACGAACGTCGTCGCGGAAACCTGCTTCAGTCTGAAGCTGGTAGGAAGCCTCAGAACTCAGCACAAGGCCAAACACAGGGCGACCGTTCTCACGACCATAAGCCTCGCTACCTGCACCCTTGCGGACGAGGTTGAAGTAAGACTTATCGAGGAGAGCGTTAGAGATGTTGCTCGTTGGGACAGTGAAAGAACCAGCAGTGCCGAGATCGACAGTGCCAACAAGCTCAGTGCCTTCAAAACCGGACTGAATAGCAGTTCCAGAAGCAACAGCACCGATATAGCTGTCAGATACTTTCGAGAACTCATCACGGTAGCGATTCTCCCAAGTGTATCGGGTAGACTCAGCCATGTTGTCCATGATGGCACGAAGCTGTTCCTGACGGTGAGCGGCGAAACGGAGGTCTTCCAGCGAGATGCGGGGAGACTCGATCACTGCCCGGTCGATGTTGTATTTCTTGAGTTGCTTGGAGAACTGAACATACGAACGGTTATCCACGGCAGCACCGGGGCCACCAGTTCCGCGACCACCCTGAACATCATCGGCAGCGTCCTTGAGGGGCTGTCCGAGGTCAGAGGTGTCAAACGAGTTACCGGATGCGTTCAGAGTTCCGAGTGCAGACCAGTTAACACCAGCAGTATCACCAGCAGAGTCGGTAGTCGGGATAGCCCGATCATAAACGAGGGTGCTGAGTTGATAACCCATCCCGTCTGGGAAGGCAGTCTGCTTCATCAGATCCATCCACGCAGAAGTGTGGACAGTCCGGGTGTATACGTCTTGGTTGATTCGGTTGGCTTCTTCAGCCAGAATCGTGTTAATTGCGGTGGTTCCTGCGGAACCGAGGTCAAATGTTGACATGATATAAAACGGGGTATGGTTTAGATGTGCTAGTGAGTAATACAATAGCGTTCTAGGACCGTCTTTGACCGTTTTAGAACTACTTATAAGGCTAGAGCAACCGGAAAGTCTTCGACGAGTTTTAGAGTTAGTAAGTCAATAGAACTATTTTGTGGCTAGAGCAACCTGACAATCTATCTCGATGTTAAGGAATAAATCACTATTTAGCACAAGAGTCAATAAAAAAAATACCCCCTAAGACTTAAGCCTTAGAGGGTATTTTTGGTTTGGGGTAGCGAATCCTTTTAAGTCGGACTCAACGTATGAAAAATACTACCCACCAAGTGCGGCGTTGACCCGATCAAGGAACCCACCTTCGCCTCTCGACGATGGGTTACTGTTGGGCATTGAACCCCGAACCGTGGACCCTGATCCCGGTTCCGCGTCCTCATAGTCACTGAGTCGGTCGGTCACGGTCTCTAGTTCACGTTGCAGGGACAAGTATTCACGGACCACGGAAGGGAATAGCTTCGACACAGCAAAAGCGTATTGCTGGTCCACTAAGTGGGCATCCAATGGATCAACAGAGGCTACTTCCTTGGTAAGGGCTTCCATGTCCACCCCATCCATGTCTTTTATGAAAGGGATCTTCTCTTGGATTCGCCCCAGCACGTTCTCAGTCACGATAGAACGCTCTTGTGCCCTTTGAGAAGCTTCATAATTCCTCCGCTCCTCTTCAACAAGCTCAGCTTCTCTAAGGGCTTCTTCGGCGTTTTGGAACAATTCTCTTTGTCGATCAAAGATCTCATCAACATACTTGACTTGATTTAGCAACTCAGCCTGTACACGAAGAGGTGCTGTAGCGAGCAGAGACTCTAATCGCTCGTCCTTTGTGACGTAACGACTGCCGTCGGGGTTAGTCTCAGGTGGTTCCTCTACGTTCTCCTCTGAAACAAGCTCTATGATCTCGTCCGCATCTAAGTCATACTGGGTAGCTAGAGCTTCGATAGACGCCACAGTCTCGCGAAGGGGGATATCAATGACTTCTTGGTAAGCTGATGACTTCTCAAGATTATTAATCGTTCGATCATTTTCATATTCAGCAATGCGCTCCTGAAGAGCTTCAATCGAATCTTCCCCACCACTCAACTCTCGAATCTTGGTCTCGTAGTGGTTGGTCTTCTGCCGAAGATCGTCTAACTCAGACCGATATTGCTTCCGCTCCTCCTTGAGTTGCTTGAATCGCTTGGCGGCTTTGGGAGTCCAGTCAGTGAGTTCTGAATCGAGGTCATCACCCGGTAGTGGTTCATCATAAGACTCGGGAGACTCTTCGTTCCCCTCCTCTATCACCTCGGCTTCAAGCTCAGCTTCTTGGGTTTCACCGCTGATGTCTTTGTCCAAGCTATCCATAGCTCGGTCAATGGCATCTCCGAAACTATTCTCGATGGGTGTTTCTTCTGGTAGTTGCTCTACAGCAGGGGTCTCTTCAACCACAGGCTCGGCAACGGCTTCTGGCTCGCTCATATCAGTTATTTAGGGTTACGTGATCCCACTCTTCGGGGGCTTTGTTTTTACTAACTGGGAACTTAGTCATCTTGGCTAAGTCAGTAAAAGCATCTCGATATCCCGCATACCAAGCCATTCGTAAAGCATTTTGCTCGGGGTTTTGTGCGAGACTGGAAAAGCTTGGTCCGGCAGCTTCTTTCAAAGTGGCGGCAGCTTTCTGGAAGGTTTCGGAGTTTACGATCTCTCGTAGCTCTTCCACAGAGGATATATCATTGAACCACGCATCCAGATCAACTGGAAGGGTTTTCTTGTTTTTAGACATCAGATTAAATAGGATTTTCTTCCCTGAACTTTAGGGCTGCCTCTGCATCGCGCATAGCTTGCTCTTGGTCAAACTTTTTCTGCTTTAATTCCATCTCTTGCTCGGCTTTCATTTGAGCAATTTGCATCTGAATCTGCGCTTGTTGCATCTTCATTTGTCCGGGGGTCAGTCCTTGGTCGCCTTCTTGTGGGTCACCTTCCTGCTGCGCCGCTTCTCGCTGCTGCTTCTGGATTGACTTCATCGTGTTGTTGATAGCCTCTTCGGCAAACTGCATGACCTGATTGGCAGAGGCCACATCAGCCTCTAGCGACGGGTCAGCGGCGGCGAACTGGAGCGTCTCTGAGATGTGTTGGTAAAAAGCCTGTAGGATGTTAATCGCTTGCATTGGGTCGGCTTGACCTGTGTTAAGAGCCTCGATCAACTGAGCGAGGGCTGGAACGTGGGTTTGCAAGTGAGTTCCATGCATCTCGGTAGACAAAACAGGAACAGGAGAGCCTTGGTTAAGTTGCTGGTTTTCAAGAAACGCGATCTTGTTATCAACGGTCGTCCTCGGTTCAGTAGACGCTGGGAGGTAGCGGTTAGCAATCTCGTGTCCCACACTCGAAGAAATGACATCTCGATCTAAGTTCCGGCGACCTACTTCGTCGAGTCGCCCATACATTCCTTGAAGTTCACGGAGTGCGACGAGTCGTCCCGCCTTAGATCCGTTACCTACAGAGCGGACTGCTCGTGTTTTGGTAAGGTCGAGGCTTCGAACAAACTTCTCATCAACACCACGCTCAGTGCATCGGCGGAAAAAGTCTTTAACAGCAGGGTCATTCTTCTTGCTTGTAGCGACCCGCCTGACGATCTCCCGCATGAGTCGGGTCCAAGATGAGTAGAACAAGTTCAACGAAGCACCAGAGAGCCTTGTGTTGATGTCGATGTCAGAAGCGACTTGCATCTGATTCCTGTATGGTGAACTCTGGCCCGGACCATAAGTGGACACGGTATCTGTGTTCTGCTGTAGCTGCGTGGTAAGATCGTTAAGGGCTGGGATAACAGCATTGCCAAGGTTGGGGATGGCTTTCTCTACGATGTTAACGCCGGGGCTTAGGATGGCATAGGCTCCATAGTAAGTGAACTGCAATTCATCCAAAGCTCTCTGGCTCTCAGGCTGGATCATTACAGCAGACCCAAGCATAGCTCCATCCACTAGCTGGCACCGCAAGCGATTAGAGGTCTGGATGTGGGAGAAGATCCTCTGACCAAGACCCCTAATGCTGTGGTAGGTTCCGTTGCTTCCCACCCCATAGGTGAACATGACATAGGCTTGCTCGGGGGCATCGAACCTGCTAACCTTTTTGTATAGGAAATCTTTAGGGTTATCTTCAGCGGAGATGTAGTGGCTGACTGTTCCGTCCATCTCGCGAACCCAGAAGTGGAGGACAGGAACTTTGGGGTTTTGAATACCTGTGTAGAGGTCGTTGTTTTTAAGTTCCGACTGAATCGCTTCGTAGTCGGTATACATGGACCCGCTGTCTATGTGGCCTCGGCCTGTCGTCTTCGCGTTCTTCTTGATGACGCGCTTAACTTCATCGACGTTCCAACCAACAGTCTTAGCCGCTTTCTCATTCTTGATGAAGCGGTATAACTCATGAACTAGGTAGTCCCGACGACCAACAGCAATGTCTACGGCATCCTCAGAAGAGGGTGTCTGTCGTGGGATGAGCAAGTCAGTAAAACCACCGACTCGGAACCGCCAGTCTTCGGGTGAGTCGAAATAAGCAACACCCACACCGTGTTTGATGAAAGTCGTGCAAAGCCGCAGATAGCTACTGTGAAACTCGGGCCAAGAACGCATCATGTGGGTCAGTTCTTCGGCTACGATGCTTTCCATCTCCTGAACCTCGGAAGCCTCACCAAGAGTCCCTTTGACTTCAACGAGGGTCTCTAAGCTAGAATACAGGTCAACATAAGCAGACAACGAGATGTCTAGAAAACGCTGGGCTTCACCAAAGTTGAGGTTGGTTTTAAGAGACTGACCGCTCGCTCGTAGTTTATCGTCGTTATACGGGGCGGCTCCGTCAAACATCGCGTCAATGCGAGCGCGGTTCACCGCCGACTTCTCATCAGCCTTTCTCAAGGTGGCGTAAATCGCTAACGCGCTTTTAACATCTCGGAGACGAGTCTCGACAGGTTTACCCTTGTCGTCCAGATTCTCCAGATCTAGAGCGTCAACCTCGGTGGGCTTTTTGTTTAGCATCACGGAGGGTAGTTTAAGTTTTCTGTCTTGTCAAAAATTTAAGGCAGTTCTCCCCACGTTTCTTCGAGTATTCTAACAGCCCGTTTGATAGACGTTTTGCCGTCTTCGTTCGTGAGCTTGTAGTAGGTACTCCCGTGATGCATCCTTTCCTTCAACTGAAAAGGGGTTTTACGGCCTCTGCGGTTTCCTTTGTATGGTTTCATTCGCCACGCTACGCCCTCTTTGCTGACAGCGTATGCTGGGAATCCGGGTATCTCTCGCATCTCCGTATAGCTCCTCGGGTCTACGGGAGCCTCTTCGAGCTTCGTCACATCAAACAGAGGTGATATCAGGTCGTCATGGCCCACAACGTAGGTTTTCCCGTTATATCGTATAGGGGAGTGCCACTTCTGGTTATACCAACGTCTCTTCACCTTCCGGCAAGACGTTTTAGAATAAACGTAATCGTCAGGGGTAACCAGATACTGGGGTAGCCCGTTGACGGATTTCATGTCTTGGTTGGACTTTTTACTCATAAAGTTTAGATTTCCGAACCCCCCTATTAAAAAGTCTTTATTATATACTGGTTTCCCTGTTTATATAAACAGGGTAACCATACTTTCGCACAAGGTTTAAAAAGGGGGTGGTGTATTATATCAGTTTTTGTGGAAATTATATTGTGACCGCTTGGACTCTTTTATGCGCGTAAACTGATCTTACCGCTCACTTTTGATTGGTTAACCGCCTTTGCTTCGTTTCCGCTCGTTTTTTGAAAATCCGCTCTCTGTTCTTTCTGTAATATGCCGCTGCATACTCTTTCTTCTTTCGGATTTCTTCGGGGTCATTTTTTTCTTTGTTTTTGCGCTTCTCGATAATCTTCTCCTTGTTCCTCCAATAGTAGGATTTCTGGTAAGCTAGACGCTGTCTACGATTGCGCTCGTAATATGACTCCTTTGGTTTGTTTTTCTTTGCCATGCCAGACAATACTGACCGGATGGGATCTGTCAAATTTTTTCACAGAGGGGCTATTGTATAGGGGGACGGCGGCGACAAAGGTGGCCCCCCACCCGTGGCGTCCCGAATCCTGATTCTGGGGCCATGGTCCGAGGTCCGGCGGTCCGTGATCGGATGAACGCGATTTTCTAGGGAATTCCATGGGTATGTAGTGAGCTGCCACAAGTTGCAACTCACAAACTGAAATCCAAAAATAGAAAATAAAGTTATGTCAATATCAAAACAAACAACTGTCGAACTCAAAGCGAACCTCAAAAAGAACGATGCCGCTCGCCGCTCAAACGAGAGGCTATCAAAAATGATTCGTTCTGACTACAAATTGAAAGAGGACGAATTCGCTTCTACTCGGAAGCTGGAAACGATGAAGTCCGATCTTCTTCCGATCATCGCGGAAGCTTACGGCTGCACGTTGGAAGAGGGACGGCAAGGTCTCAAGATGGTAGGCAAGCGCGCCGGGAGTGCAAGGATGGCATTGTCTCGAGTGTTGGGCTACTTCAAAAAGCCTGCGACGGTTACCCCGTTCGAGCGAGCGAAGCAAGCAATCAACGTCGCTATCAAGGACGGCATGACGGGGGCGGAAGCAAAAGAACTGATCGCCCTCCTTAAGTAGATATATTCCCACATACAGCTTGCGAGTTGCAACACGTTACAACTCGCAAGTTGCAGTGGTGCTATAAAACTTAGTATCAAAACGAGTTGCAACACGTTGCAACTCACAAACTGAAATCCAAAAATAGAAAGTAAAGTTATGTCAATATCAAAACAAACAACTGTCGAACTCAAAGCGAATCTCAAAAAGAACGATGCCGCTCGCCGCTCAAACGAGAGGCTATCAAAAATGATTCGTTCTGATTACAAATTGAAAGAGGACGAATTCGCTTCTAATCGGAAGCTAGAAACGATGAAGTCCGACCTGCTTCCAGTCATAGCAGAAGCTTACGGCTGCACGTTGGAAGAGGGACGGCAAGGTCTCAAGATGGTAGGAAAGCGCGCCGGAAGTGCGAGGATGGCACTGTCTCGAGTGTTAGGCTACTTCAAAAAGCCTGCGACGGTGACTCCATTCGAGCGAGCGAAGCAAGCAGTCAACGTCGCTATCAAGGACGGCATGACGGGGGCGGAAGCAAAAGAACTGATCGCCCTTCTTAAGTAAGCCCCAGTCCGTGGTGAAACTGAGTTGTAACATGTTGCAACTCAGATTCACCATGGGATGGAGTTTATAACTGCGCCCCTCAGTTGGGGCGGCTCCCCTGTGAAAGGCAGGTTTATCTGAAGTAATGAAAGCAGAAAATGCTAAGAAGTGGGATCATGCACCCCGATCCCTGAACCATGCACCCTGCACCCTTGGCCTAGTGTCCAAGGGCAGCAGACCCATCAACCGCGATAGGGGAACCCTCGATCTAGTCGGTCGCGACCCTATCA